TGCTGGGCAGCAACGGCATTGTGCATAGCGCGGACAAGGTTTGGATGGCCAGCGGCACACCCGCACCTAATGACCCCAGCGAACTGTACGCCGTGCTGCACGCCATTTATCCCAAAGCCACGCGGGGCATGTCATACAACGATTGGGTGCGCTATTACTGTGTAACCCGAATTGATGACCGGGGCAATTTAAAGGCCATGGGCAACAAGCCCACCATTGAACAGCTGAAGCAGGACATGGCGGGCTTTATGTTGCGCCGCAAACGTAAGGACGTGCTAAAGCAATTGCCGCCACTGCTAATAGGCAGCATTTCTGTAGAAAACCCAGACGCATTGAAAGCCATTAGGGGCTACACACGGGACCACCCGGACTTGGAAGCGCTGCTGGGCGGTGGCGATGACCCGGACTTGGAAGACGAGTTACATGAAGCAGAAATGGCCACCTTGCGGCGCATGTGCGGTGCGGCCAAAGCATACGCTTTGTTAGATGAAATAAAAAGCGAACTGGACGGCGGAACACAACAGATTGTACTAATGTGCTGGCATAAAGATACGATTGACATACTGAGTGAAAACCTCGCTGCGTATGGCGTCGCGGTGATTGACGGGCGTGTTCCTGTAACAAAACGTCAGGCGGTTGTTGACAGGTTTAACAACCACGGGTACGCTTCAAACTGTAGGGTGTTCATAGGGCAGATTTTAGCCGCTGGTGTCGGGCACACTATGACAAACGCACATGACATGATCATCGTGGAACCGAGTTGGGTCCCCAGCGAAAATGTTCAGGCCATGTTGCGGATACACCGGATTGGCCAGCTAAATAAGTGTCTTGTCAGATACGCAAGGCTGGCCGGTTCGATAGATGAAGCCATAATGGCGACCGCCGAGAGAAAGGCGGCAATGCTAGCGGAGTTGTATTAGGAGAACGGTATGGCCGTTTTTGGTTGCCATATCTCGAAGGAGAGTTACTTAACCGTAACGAAGTAGAAGAAGATTTTAAACCACAGGTGAAATGCGAAATGAACAATCAAGAGATAACCGCTTTAGTGCGGGAAGACGTTGTGACTGTGCAGGGGGTATTTACCCGTGACGGTGGCAGCCGTGAGTACACGTTTTTTATGTTGCAGGAATTGGCCGGGTCCGTGGAAATCGGTGACTTGGTATTAGCTGAAACTGCTAACGGCGTATCCATTGTTGAAGTCAGAAGTTTTGACGACGTGCTGGGCACCGGCACACTGCGGGACGACATACAGTATCGCTACGTGTTTGACGTGGTGGACCAGAACAAACTGGTGGAAATTAAACGCCAGAATAAAATTGTGGAAGACAAGTTACAGAAATTCCGCAAAGAAAAAGCCAAGTACGAAGCGCTTGTCGCTATGGGCGCACAAACCAGCGACGACTTAAAACAATTGATGAACGACATTAAAGGGGAAATCACTCATGCCACTGATAATTGATACGAAATACCGCGGAATTGAACTCCACATGAACGTGGAGACTGAAGCGGCCATGTCTATGGCGCAGCTGTGCGACGCTGTGGACCTTTTGTTTGAACGGGAAGCCCAAGCGGCGGGGGCACCTGCTGACAACGGTGATAAGGAAACAGCGCGCGCCGGTAAGCAGTTGCGTACCAGCCGGTCTAAAAGAACAGCGGCCGACGGTAAAGAAAAAGAAGCCGCGGTGGAAGACGATTCCGGCAAAGGTCAAACAGACGGCCCGGCTAAAAAGGAAAAAAGTCTTGAAGAAGCCAGCGCTTCCTTGGCCCGTAGTGAACGCGCCATGCGTTACAAGGTTGATATTTTGGGCGAGAAAGGCAAAGAACTGACCGAAGAACTGATGCAGGAAGCGGACGACTACTACGCCCGCATGGAGGAAGCTGCTAATGGTGACGAGGAAGCAGAGCCGGTGGAAGAAGCAGCGCCAGCGGAAGAAGCTGAAACAGAAGTTACAGCTGACACGCTTCGCGACGCAGTGCGGGCTTACATCGATGCTAACAGCCCAACACAGGGTAAAGAACTGATCGCGCAGTACGGCGCAACGCGACTCAGTGAAGTATCTGATGAAGACAAACCAAAGCTATATAAAGCAGCGTTGGAGGGTGCTAAATAATGGCAGCGCATGCCATATTAGGGGCGTCATCTGCTGACCGGTGGATGACGTGTCCGGGGTCCGTGCGTTTATCGGCGGACCTGCCCAATACAGACAGCGGACACGCCAGACTTGGGAGCGCCGCCCATGCACTTGGCGAAAGGTGTTTGCTGAATGGGGAAGATCCGTTTGAGTTTTTGGGCGATCCCCACCCGGACAAAGCGTTTGTAGATATTACCGTGGACACCGATATGGTGGACGCCGTGAACGTGTATGTTGACCACATAAGAAAGTACGGCAAAACGCTGCGTAACAGCAATATCGAAGTGCGGGTGTCGCTAGAACCGTTAGGTGAATGGGCCAAGGGCATGTTTGGCACCGCTGACTTTTGTGCGCATGACCGCGCAGTGTTGTTGGTAGACGATTACAAGCATGGCCAAGGCATCGCGGTAGATGTTGATAACAACCGCCAGCTGAAATACTACGGGCTGGGCGCGTACTTGCAGCTGAATGACCTGCAGCGTGAACGGCTGCAGCAAATCCGCACAACAATTATCCAGCCACGTAAGCCGCATAGAGATGGACCAGTACGCACGGCTATCTACAGCGTTAAGGAAATTCTGGATTGGGCAGAGCAGGAGTTGAAGCCGGCTGTGCTGGCGGTGGACGATCCTGACGCACCGCTGGTGCCGAGTGAGAAAGCCTGCCAGTTTTGCGCGGCGAAAGGTATCTGCCCGGCCTTGGCGGAAAAAGCCATGAGCACCGCGGAACTGGATTTTATGGATGGGGAAATAGTGACAAAAGTAAGCAAGGACAAATTGACCCCGGAACAAATCAAAGCGATTTTAGACGGCCAGCAATTTGTGCTTAAATGGATTGCCGCCGTAGCATCGCATGCAGAATTAGCGTTGCAACGTGGCGGTGATGTAACCGGTGGCGCATACAAATTGGTCAACGGTAAAAGCAGCCGCAGCTGGAAAGATGAAAGTGCGGCTGCTAAGGCCATGCGGGGCTTTGGGTTTGATGACAAGCAGCTTTACCCTGTCAAAGAACCTAGCTTTTTAAGTCCCGCACAGGCCGAAAAGCTGGCTGGTAAACAGCAAAAAGAACAGCTGGCGAAGTACATCGGTAAGCAGCCCGGGAAGCCAATTCTTGCGCCGGCTGACGATAAAAGGGAGGCGGTAGAAATATCGCCTCAAGACGACTTCAACGAAGCGGACGACCTGCTAAGCTGATGATCACAATATCTTAATATCTCAAGGAAATTATTATGTATAACGAAAAAACTGGTAACTACGTAACCCCTGTTGGCCGTGCTTCATTTCCCGTGTTGCATGAAGCGCGTCAAATCAACAACCAAGGCCAGCCGAAGTTTCAGCTGACCCTGTTATTTAAACCTGAAGCGCAAAAGACAAAAGACTTCAAAGATTTGGAAGCCGCTGTTGAAAAAGCGATTAAGGATAAATGGGGCGACAATAGACCTCGCAAAGTCAAAACGCCGTTTATGACAACTGATGATCTGAAAAACAAAGTACCTGCTGGCTATGAAGACGAAGATGTATTCATTCGTCTGACCAGTGAAATTCCAGCCGGTATTGTTGTGCTTCAGGACGATGGTTCCATGCGGAAGCTGACTGACCCCGCAGAAATCAAGCGCGAACTATATGCAGGCTGCGACGTGAAAGCGTCGGTTAATGTGTACGCGTGGAAGCATGACGTGGGCGGCGCGGGTGTGTCGTTTGGATTGGCCAACGTCTGTAAGGTTGCAGAAAATGAGCCGTTCGGTGCGACGCAAGCTAAACCTGATGATGACTTTGGCGGCCCGGTAACGGGTGACGAAGAAGCCCAAGACTTCATGGACTAAAAGGTTTTGCCCCCGGTGTAAAAGCCGGGGGCTTTTTTATTTGGAGAATACTATGTCAACAAAACCCAAAGCCCCTGATTTTCTTAAAGCCGCCATGGGCCACATGGACGACCGGGCTAAAACATACGACGCACCAGACGGCGAACGCAGCATGGCCAAAACCGTGGCGATGTTTAACACTTTGCTGGGCGACAAATTAAACGAAGCGCTTAGCGAAGAAGATGGCTGGAATTTTATGCAGCTGTTAAAGCTGGTCCGCAGTAAGCAGGGCGCTTATCGCGGTGACAATTACGAAGACGGCAGCGCCTACGCTGGACTTGCTGGTGAAGCCGCTGCTAATGAAAGGGGTCCTGACGTAACCCATGTAAAGGGGACCCCCTGCAAAGTGGTGGAAATCTCTGAAGAAGAAATGCGCATGCTGACTAACGGCAAAAAATGTTCTTACTGCGGTGCCACGTTTGCGGGCCTGCGCGCTTTTGCTAAACATAAATGCGTTTGACTATTTGCGGAATAGACCCCGGCAAAACGGGTGCGCTGGTGGCGTTACGGCCAAACGGTATCGCCGCCGTTTTGCGCATGCCGTTAAAGCCGGACGGCAAGTCTATTGATGGCCGCGCCATTGCCCGCTGGCTGGTGTTGGAAGAAGTGGATGTGGCCTGTGTTGAATTGATTGGGGCGCGCGCACACACCAACGGCGCAGGTAAAGCCATACGAAATTCTGGCAACGAATTTAGATTTGCGATTGGTGTCGGCGCTATTCATGGCGTGCTGGAAGCCATGGGCATACCGTATCAGAAGGTTAGCCCAATGCGCTGGAAGACCGCTGTGCTACGTGGACTAGGCACCGATAAAGAAGCGGCCATAAAATATGTGCAGCTTAAAATGAAAGGTGTTGACTTGACACCGGGCAAGATTAGAAAACCTAACGACGGTATTGCGGACGCGGCTTGTATCGCGGCATACGGTCGTGATCATGTTAATTGGAGAGAGTGAAATGGTAAATTTAGTCATCGACTTTGAAACAAGAAGCGCGATAAAGCTGGGCCGCGGTGGCACTAACGCGCACGAATACGCCAGCCACCCCACTACAGAATTATGGCTTGGCCGCCATGCTTTTGCGGACAAGCCAGAAAAGACTTACCCGATTGGCTTTCAGCCAGTGTGCCCCTATGAAGTCCGCCAGCACGTAGAGAAAGGCGGCATTATTAGCTCGCATAACGCGGGCTTTGAGTGGGCTATTTGGAATTTATTGTTGGTGCCACGCTACGGCTGGCCAGTTTTGCCTATTGAACAAATGACTGATACCGCTGCGAGGGCCGCGCGTTGTGGTTTGCCACGCGATTTGGAGAAGCTGGGGCCGGCGTTAAACCTGAAAACCCATAAAGACATGGAAGGCAACAAGGCCATGAAGCGCATGGCCAGACCCCGCAAGGTGTATGAAATTGAATTATGCTGCGGCATGGATGCGGGTGCAAGTGACATGGTTGAAGTGTACGAACAAGACCCGCTGACTTACACCGTTATCTATGACGGCGACGTGGCCACTGTATATGAGTGGTGGGCTGTCGCGGACCGCATTGAACGCATGGACACCTACTGCGATTTTGACGTACTGACGCAGACTGAAGCAGACATTGTGCTGCCCGAACTGCCGCAAAAGGAATGGGAGATTTGGCAAGTGACCATGAGAGCCAATATTCGCGGGCACGTTTTGGACTTGGATTTTATCGCCCGCGCGCAGCGCATACTGGACACCCGGCTCGCACAGTACGCGGACGAACTGATGCGGATAACAGACGGCACCGTAAAAAGCCACACTGACGTAACCGGTATGAAACGGTACTGCGCAGCCAATGGCGTCCCCACAGACAGCTTGGCCGCAGCGGTGGTGGCGGACCTGTTAAAAGATGACGGCGTGCCTGCTAATGTTAAGCGCGTGCTGCAAGTCCGGGCCGAAGCGGGTAAGTCTTCTGTTGCTAAATTTCCCGCCATGAAAATGCACGCCAGCAAAGAAGGTTTGGCCCATGACCAGCTGGTGTACTACGGGGCGCAATCCACTGGCCGCTGGTCCGCGCTTGGCTATCAGCTGCAAAACCTACCGTCGCGCGGACAGGTTGCTTATGACGAAGCGGAATGGTGCATCGACTTAATTAAGAACGCCGCCGACCCGCGGGACGTGATTGAGACGATAGAGACCATTACCGGCATGTCTGTCATCGAGGTACTGTCCATGTGCTTGCGGGGTGCGATTAGGTCCCGTGACGGAATGGGGATCGTCTGCGCGGATTACTCCAACATTGAAGGCCGCGTTGCGGCATGGCTGGGCGCTGAACAATGGAAGCTGGAAGCGTTTAAGCTGTACGACCAAGGCAAAGGGCCAGACTTATATAAGGTTACTGCTGGCGGGATCTTAGGCATTGACCCCTACGAAGTGGACAAAACCCAACGTAACGTTATGGGTAAAGTATCTGAACTGGCGCTGGGCTTTGGCGGCGGTGTTGGCGCCTACGTTTCCATGGGTAATAACTACGGCATAAACATGGACGACTACGTGGATACGGTTAAGGCCACGCTGTCGCAGTATTGGGACCAAGCATTAGAGAACTTTGAAATGTTCGGGGATTTAAAATCCGGCCTGTCAAAGTCCGCATGGATGGCCAGCGAAACCATTAAGCTGGCATGGCGTGCCAAGCATCCGGGCATTGTACTAAGCTGGTATGGCTGCAACGACTCAGCCATCGCGGCGGTAAACGCGCCCGGCCAAGCGTTTTATGCCTGCGACCGCAGGATAGCTTTCATAGCCACCTATATGCAGGGTAAGAAGTTTTTGCGTATGCGCCTGCCGTCTGGCCGCTGCATTTACTACGCAAACGCAAAGATAAAGTCCGTTAAAACCAAGTGGAAAACTACTAAAGAAACGTTGTTTTTTGACAAGGTGGAGCAGGGCCGCGTCATTCCATCTAGCACATGGGGCGGTGATATTTTTCAGTCCGCTGTGCAAGGCACCGCAAGAGACCTGATGGCGGAAGGTTGGTTAAACACGGACGCCGCGGGGTACGCCGGTTTGTTTTCCGTGCATGACGAACTGGCCAGCGAACGTAAGATTGACGAAGTAGATTTAGACCGTTTTCAGGAGTTGCTTTGCCAGCTTCCTGATTGGGCCGACGGCTGCCCTGTCACAGCCGCCGGTTATGTTTCTGACAGATTTAGAAAAGACTAGGAGTAGTTTACGTCGAATGAAAAAGAAGTAGAAATGGAAATTGTGGCTAAAGGGTTAGACGCTCCGCGGCTGACTCCGCAGCATATTGACAGCTGCGTGCTGGCCGTTCAGTACCACGTATTCGTGGGCACGGCGACCACCGTTTGCTGCATAACGTTGCAAAACGGTTTTACAGTTATAGGGGAGAGCGCGTGCGCCAGCCCCGAAAACTACGATAAAAGTTTAGGCGAAAAGATAGCTTGCGAAAATGCCCGTAACAAAATATGGTTACTGGAAGGCTATCTGTTAAAAGATAAATTATCTAACGACTAGCCTCACGACCACTTGCGGATCTGCTGGTAGTAGTACGGGATGAAGTACGTCCTGTGATACCGCCGCTGGTGTTGTCGTCTTCCGTGATCCACTCGATAACACCCTTAATTTCTGGTTTCTCTCTAGTGCTATTGCGCTTGCCCGCCACCGCGTCGGTAAACGTGTCCCGTCCCTTCGGCACCGCATATATGGTAGCGAAAGAAGCAAGTGGCGCGGATATCGGACCGGCTGGGGTAAACGTCAAAGCGCCTTGCAACATCGGTTCAACAAACCAATCGTATGTCGCGTTGGCCATATTGCGCTCACCCGTGTTTGTGTTCGGGCTGTTGTTAAGCGCGGCCGCCAGCATAGCGTCCGCTGCTGAAGTTACACCACCAAACGCGGGGCCAAGCAGCATGGACGATACGCTTTTCTGATACCGCACACCGGTTAAGGATTGCAGGTATGGGTCCGCTATACCAAACAAACCAGCCTGACTGATAGCGCCTTCAATGAAAGCGCCTTTGGTTTTGCGGTCGTTGATTTCATCGTTATAGATTTCATCGCGCAGGTATCTGAACATACCTTGTACGCCCACCAGCAAGCCCAACCCGGCCACCATCGATGCGCTGTACGCCAGCTTATCCAGTCCGTCTAAACTGTTGATGACCCTGACTTGTCTGTTGATGACATTCTTTTGGAACGCGTAGCCAAACGCTTGCAGCTGGAACAGAACCGCGCCCAATGGATGCGACGCCCATTTAGGCCGTGTGTTTACCCCCGGCCGCATGACGGTCTGATCAACAAACCTCTGTAGACCGTTTTTGTAGACACCGGCAAACTCACCGGTAAGTCCGGCCGCGGGCATGCCGTCGTCTGTTTTCATTAACCAATCCGCGAACGCTTTTTCTTTTCCTTTAGGCACGCCCAATTCCTGCAAGAAGAAAGCGGCTTTGTTTGGATTAGATTCCATTTGTTTGGCCAAACGTCTGAAGAACACTTGCCCTTGCTTTACTGACGTAACGCGGGTGTAGTTGGTCAAGTATTCCAGCTGGTTGCGACGGAAGAAACTGGCCAGTACATCGGACTGCAGTCTGCCCACTGGATCGCCACCCGCAAAACGGGCCGCCATTAAGCTGTTGTGGCCAGTACCCGCGATGATGCCAATGTCTTCCGCCATTTCAAACGCAGCTTGTAATTTTTCGCTGCGCCCCATGCCGGTGAGCGTGCGGCTCATGTTTTCAAAATGACTCCACAAGTTGACCATTTGCTGCGCCATGTCCCCCGGCACGTTACCGGTGGCACCACGCAACGGTGCAATGACCAATTCACCCAGCGACGCCATTGCGGCTTTGGGCAAGGTGGCGAGTGTAGTAAACGTCCGCAGCATGGACAACGATGTGCGCCCCGCATGCCCCAAGCTGTGCGTCTGCACGCCAGCCGACATAGCCACCATGTCACGCAATGCAGGAAGCACGCGCTTAATGTCTGGGTCGTCGGCAATCATTTGCTTTTCCATTTCCGGCCAATCAGACCAGTTATCCCCAAAGCGGAGTGCAATTTCTGCCCGACGCGTAGCCCGCATAACGTACTGGCCCAGCACGGCGTCTATATCATCTACGCGAAACTCACGAAGAAACTCCGCGGATGCCTTGTCAAACACCCGGCCCTGTACAAAGCTGGGCGTCTGTCCGCTGGTTGGCTGGAAACCGGGTTTGCCGGATACGCCATATATGACGCTTTCCCAGTACGCGCGGGCGGCGTCTGTCGCTGCTTCATTGCTCAGGCCCATTTGTCTGTAGGCTTTAATGGCTTGCTCAATAAACTTGTCAGAGTTTACTTCCGCTTTGCCTTTATCGATTTCACGCGGGAAGTACCCGTCTTTAACTTCGCCCACGTCCACGCCTGCATCGCGCAGGTATTTCAGTTCGGCTTTTAAAAAGTCCCTGATCTTCTTGGCGGCCTCGCCCATAGCGCCGCGCCCCATGGCCCGAGGATTTTCAATTAGCTTAATAAGCTGTTCTCGCTGGGCTTTGGTTTTAATGCCGTTATCCCGCAAGAAGGAAATGATTTTGTCTACGTCGCCCAATCTGGTGTTGCGGGCCTGCACGGCTTCATCAAACGTTTGTGTCACGCCCGACGAATTGCCGGCGGTAGCATGAAACATATCCGGTATGGATTTTAGCAAGTCACCTTTGAAGTTCTTAACCAAAGACCGCATGTTACCGTCTAAAGAAGCCAGCACAGTACGCCAGCCGTCAATCGCGATGCTGCGTTTAGACGCGCGTTCGCTTCCTTTCAGTTCGCCGGTTGCTTGGCGGGCTGTCTCGATCAGCACGCTTACCTTTTCCGCCATGAAGTTAAACGCGTCTGCTTCACCGCGGGCGATGTTACGGATAGCTTGCGCTATTTTGTTTGGCTTAAATTCTGGTTTACTGGACGTGCCTTTGGCGTCGTTATCCAGTTTATATTGGGTGGATTCTATGGCTTTGCGGTCGTTGTTATCTGACCGGTTCAAACGCCGCACTTCTCTGTCTATCGCGCCTGCCGCGGCGTCTTTGTCTGTGTTTGATAAGTCCTGCACCAAACGAAGCAATTCTGACAGCGCCGTATCCTGCTTTGCGGGCATACCTAACGCTTCACGTACTTTGGTCACAAAACGTGTCCAAACGCTTCCGCCGTAGGCGTAATCCACGCTGTTCATAAAATCCTGCATGTTGGCGTTGGTCATGCCCCACGCAATCATTTCATCGACGCTATCAAAAGCGTTGTTGTTTGTTCTACCTAAATTACCCGCGCCGCGGTTGCCGCCGGACTCACCCTGCATTATTTTCAGGATCTCGTCGCGGTACTTACGCCGGATAAACGCGTGCAATCTCTCTAAATCTTTTACCGCTTTGACCGCCCCCGCGTCTTTAAGTAATCCTTTTTGGACGGCCAAAATTGAAATTTGCGTAACGGCGTGAGTCAGTTCATGCAGTAGCGTTTGGTATGTCATGCCGCCGTACTGGCTGATTTCAATATCTACCTTCTGGACTACATTGCCGTTTTGCAGTAACTCCGCGTCAAAAGCTGAGTGACCCTGTGACGTTTTTGCGCGCCCCCTGCCTATAGTGAAAGTCACCCCCATCTTTTGCCATTTCCGCAGTTGGGTCGCGATAAACTTGGCTAAGATCCGCTGCGCTTTATTGGGCGCGTTTTTCGCCAGTGCGTCCGCTACTGCTACCGGGTCTTTTAACTGGACTAACGCTTCAATTTCCGCTGTTTGTTTTGCATCTGCGCGACCGACGCCGTTGCGAGACGTTTCGTCAAAACCTGTTTGACCCCCCACTGTGGTTTCCGCGGCTGCGTCCGCGTCATCGGACGCTGTTGGCTCAGGCTCAGGC